CGTAGACGAATTAGAAAATCCAATACTGGAATAGCAAACTGTAATGTCTGATTATTATAAAAATAATATACTGGGATTACCGAGATTTGAAATTTGCACTCATGAGTTTCAAATCTTGAAACCCAGAGGTGTAATAAAACAATACACAATCTACGATTTTATAAAGTTTTACACACATATAAAAAACTGTTTGACAAAGACAAATCAAATCAACTATGTATTAATTAGGTCTATTCCTTCGTGCGACCTAATCTCTAACACATTACAAACATTAAATTTAATTAGAAAAAATCTAATTACTTTTATGAATAAAATTTTTAACTGTTCAGTAAATGTTCTATTGGGCTTTAAAAATAATTTGGTAAGGAATAAATAAATATGAGATACAAAAATATAGATATAGCATTAGAGAATGTCTATGAGTTTTGTGGTTCTAAAGAACTCTTTAAGCAGACTTACAAGTCTCTTTTTGAGTTTGATACTTGGAGTGATAAGTTCGAAAGAGTAATTCGAATTAGATGCTACAAGTGGAGAATGGTTATATCTCTTAATAAACTGGTGCAGGCAAATCAGATTGGTTTATATGAGATAGAACAGCAGTTGGAAGCAACTGGCACAGACGATAAGAGACCTAAATCTACAGGCAATATTATACAATTTAAACGATAATTACGCTAGCTCAATTACTTGACTAGCGTGGTTATTATGATAGAAGAATTATATGCAAGTGAATATGATAAATACCAGACATGGTATTGAGACAACTAAACAATTAGTAGGAACTTTTGGTGGAAGTTCCATGATAAGAACAACACCTATCCATACATCTTGCCTAACTAAAAAAACTAACAGAGAGGGAACAATGAAAGCACCATTTGGTGAAGTTGCTTCAAAGTTTAATAGATTGGGTGAAGACAAAAAAGGTATGAATAATGGATTGTACCTATCCACTATTATGTTGTTTGAAGCTATTTGTCAGACTAGTGAAAATAAATCTTTGGACTTGTCAGTAGGTAATGCAAGACAAAAATATTTAGAACTGTTTGGCGAACAATTAAACTCTGCATCGTTATCAAGACACAATGCAGGTTTAGTTAAACTTGGATTGATTAAACTTGTTGATAGCATAAAGGACAGAAGAGAGAAAAATATCACTCTTACTACTTTAGGCCACAAGTACAAATCAATGTTTATTGACACTAACAAGCGAAGGGAGGCAATATAATTAATGTCAGTATATAAAGACAAAAAAACAGGTAAGTGGAGAGCAAGTATTAGACCTCCAGGAAAACCTGCGAAGACCATTAGCTGTTCTACTTATGAAGAGGCTGTAAAAAAAGAAGCTGAACTTAAGAAGATGGTAATGGATGGTGTTGCACTACCAAAAGGTAAAGCTGATAAAGCAATTACTTTTAAAGACGCTTTTTGGAATTGCTACAATGACACCACACAAGAGAAGCCTTGGAAGGATACAGGTCATGGTAAAAAACAAATTTACTATTACCAACAGATGGCAAAGTTCTGGGGTGAGAATAAGTTGTTAAGGGATATTAAAAAAGAAGATTGGTATTTATTTGTCAGTCAATATCCAGATACAGCTACAAGAAACAGAAGGGCTTGTTGTATAAACAAAGTGTTTAGACATGCGCTTGAGCAAGGTACTATAACAGCAGATAATTTGTTAAAGATACCTAGAAAAAAAGAGCAACTCACAAGGTTTGTGACATACACTTATGAGCAAGAACAAGCTATCTATCAACAATGTGATGTTTTAGGCTTTAACGACTTAAAAGATTTTGTTAAAGTTTTAATAGAAACAGGTTGTCGTTCTGAAGAGTTGATTAATCTTGAACCTAAAGATTTAATCAAAAGTAAAGATGGAATGATAGCTAGAGTTTTTAGAAATAAAACTAAAACAGACAGTGTGATAGGTGTTACTGATGCGTGCAAAGAAATCTTGTTGCGTAGAAGTAACCAACAAAGGTTCTTTATGACCAGTTACAGGCAGATTAAGTACAAGTGGGAAACTGTACGACAGATGCTTGGACAATCTGGTAATAAAGATTGGGTCTTCCACACATGTAGGCATACCTGTGCTAGTAGATTAGCAGAAGCAGGTAATACCTTTATGGAAGTTTGTGATTGGATGGGATGGTCTCCTAATTCTCCAGTTGCAAAAAGATATATTCACTTCTTTCCTAAAGTTAAGATTAAGATGGCTAAGAAGTTGGATGAGTTAAGAAGAGACAGAGTTGAATTAAAAGTCATCAATGGCTCAATGGAGACAAGGTAATAATAACTATGATTTACACACTTAATATTACGCAATTTGTAAGTAGACTTAAAAAGTGGATGTGCACTTTGTGTAATATATGTGTAAGATGTGCAGGTGTGGTTATTGAAAGTGTTAAATTATTCAAACAGAGCATGGCAAATAATTTGTCAGTAGACTTAAAATCTCTTACTGAATACAACGCTTCCTCAATAACTACTCCTGCGTTCTAAAATCACTGTTGTTATTAGTTAAATTAACTATTGCATAGTTTAAATGTGAATGTCACGCTTGCGTGGTAGATTTTAAATTAATGCACATCAATACAAGAACATTGGTGAACAACTTGAGGTAACAATGGAAATAGACGCTAAAATACTTGAGAAATTTAACATCCTTAAAAAACAATCGGATGTGCCTTCAACTCAACATGAAAAAATAGAGGCAGAAAAAGTGCTTGAAAGAGCCATGGTCATTAGTGGAATAAAAAGATTTCACAAACAAGTATATAAATCAAAAGCAAAAGTAGCAGAGAAAACAGGTAAGCCTAGGGAGACCACTGAAAGCACTACTGTCTATGGTCAAGTTTTAGTTCAAGAAGGTTTAGAGCCTATGAATGGAGCTTTAAACAAGTATTTTACTGAAGCCTTTGATGGCCATGCTAAACGCTATGCAACTGAAGCTACCTTATTAGCTAAATGTATTCCTATTAAGGAAGTTGAAAATGATACACTTGAAAGATGGTCTGCCATAAGTTTTATAACTCTTAAGGCTGTACTAGATAGTATCACTGTTTCATCCACACAAACTAAAGCTATCCTTAAAATAGCAGGTGCAGTAGAGGATGAGGCAAGATTATTATACTTTAATGAAAGCGATAGTAAGACTTATAGCCGAACTAAAGAATGGTTAAAAGGTAACAACAATTACAGGCATAAAAGGAAGGTGTTCCAATATGCCATGAATAAACATCAGTTGGAGTACGCAGGTTGGTCTAAAGAAGACAAGGTTAAGCTTGGTAAATTGCTTCTTGAATTGCTAGCTAGTACCACTGGGTTTGTCAAACTCACCAAATCTTTTACTCAAAAGAATAAGTCTATTGTTTATGTAGAAGCTACAGAGAAAACAATGGCCTGGATTGAGCAAAAGAAAATCCACTCTGAAATCCTAAAACCATTTAGAGAGCCAATGATTGTGGCTCCTAAAATCTGGGATAACAACCCATATTCTGGAGGCTATTTTATTAAAGATTTAAGGCCTGCTGAATTAGGTTCCACTAATGGCTACACACAGCCAGAAAATCAACAATCAACAAATGAGGTAACTAATGCACTATAATATGGTGAAAAGAGCATCCAGAGCTTATCTGGAAGAAATCTCTAATAAGGCACATGAAATGCCAGAGGTTTACAAATGTATCAACACTTTACAACAGACACCTTTCAAAATGAATGTGCCTGTGTATCAAGTGATGAAAGCAGTATATCAAAAGAAATTACCAATTGCTGGATTGCCAAGTCATAAGCTTCCAGAAATTCCTAAACCTTTTGATATTGCAACTAATGAAGTAGCAAGAAAAGAATATAGTCGTAAGGCAAGACCAGTATTTGATTTCAATGCTACAGTTGATAGCAAAAAAATATTAACTGATAAAATATTTAATGTTGCTGATACTTATGAACAATTCCAGGAATTTTATTTTCCATTACAATATGATTGGCGAGGTAGAATTTACTGTGTACCAGAAGGTCTCAACTATCAACAAAATGATTTAGCTAAAGGTTTATTACTATTTAGATATGGTAAAAAAATTGGAAGCCAATCTGCTGTAGATAGATTAAAAATCCAAGGAGCCAACATGTTTGGTTTGGATAAGGAAACATTAGAAAATAGAATGAAGTGGGTTGATGATAATGAAAAATATATTATCCAATCTGCTGAAGAACCTCATAGTAATTATGAGTTTTGGGCAGAAGCTTCGGAGCCTGCACAATTTTTAGCGTTCTGTTTTGAATGGAATGATTTTATTAAATCTGGAAGAAGTTTAAACTTTGTTACCAGTTTAATTTGTTATTCTGATTGTACCAATTCTGGATTACAAATATTTTCTGCACTTCTCAAAGATGAAACTGGTGGAGAAGCAGTTAATTTAATTCCATCTGATAAAGTTCAAGATGTGTATGGTGAAGTAGCTAATGCAACAATTGATTTATTAGAAGCAGAACCAGATAGTCAGTTAAAAACTATGTGGTTGAACTATGGAATAAATCGTAAGACCACTAAAAAAGTTACCATGTGTATTGTTTATGGACTTACACAATTTAAAGCTAGAGCATATCTACAAGAGCACCTGGAGGAAATGCAAGAAGATGGTATTAAAGATATTCCATTTTCTACAGACAGAAATCCAATACCTGGTGTACCTAATATATTTAAGGCTACATCATTCTTGGCTAAATATGTTTGGAAAGCTTTGGGTCATGTAATTGTTTCAGCTAAAGACGCTATGAAATGGCTACAAGAAACATCAAGATTAGTTTCAGAAAATGGATTGCCAGTTGTATGGACAACACCTACAGGGTTTATTGTTCAAATGGTATGTCCTGTATTAGAAACTAAAAGAGTTAATACTAACATGGGTCAAAAGATATGGAGACCTAAACTTAAGAAGTGGGTTGATGATGTTAGAAAAACTACAATAGCTATAGAAACTAGTGAAATAAATAAAAACAAAGTAGCTAATTCAATAGCGCCTTGTTTTGTTCATTCTCTTGATGGAGCTGTACTACAAAAAGCAGTGTGTATTGCTAAAGATAAAGGCATAGATAACTTTGCCTGTGTCCATGATAGTTTTGGAGTATTAGCTACTGATGTGGTGCTAATGAACAATTCATTAAGGGAAGCTTTTGTAGAAATATTTGATGGAAAAAATTTACTTGAAGATTTCAAGGAAGAAATTCTTCCACAGATAAATAAGGATAATAGACACAAGCTTAAACCTACACCAACTCAAGGTACATTAGATATTAAGCAAGTATTGGAGAGTCAATATTTCTGTTCTTAATTCTTTCCTTGTGTTTATATTAGAACGCTTGCGTTTACAAATAGACACTATAGATGAATAAAAGCTTCATCACTAATGTTGAGCTGGGCAATTATTATGTTGTATGCGAAATAATATTAACCACAGCTCAACATTATTTTATCAATCAATCACATACCTAGGAGGGTATATTTATGGAAAAACTAAAAACTTTTACCTCTCCTTTTGGCAAAGCCATATATCCACATTTAACAAAGTGTGATGTTAGGTTCAAACCAGAAGGTGAATTTAAAGTTGATTTAGAAATTGGAGAAGCTCCTGCTAATGCACTTTTAAAAATTTTAAAAGAGTATCAAGCTAAAGCTATATCCAAAGCTAAAGAAGTAACTGGTAAAGAAAAAATCAAAGAAGCATCTTTGCCTTACAAAAAAGAAGATGACAAGTACATCTTTAAATTCAAAATGAAAGCCAGTGGAACTAATGCAAAAACTGGTGAAAGCTATAAACAAAGGCCAGCGTTATTTGATAGCGAATTAAAACCAATCAATCCAGAAGATACAAGTATTTGGGGTGGTTCAATTTTAAGAGTTAGTTATCAACCATATCCTTGGTTTACTCCAGCACTTGGTGCAGGTGTTTCATTAAGACTTAAGTCAGTTCAAGTAAAAGAATTGGTAGAAGGTAGTGGACAATCTGCTGAAGACAGTGGTTTTGAAAAAGTGCAAGGTTACACACAAGATAACAGTGGGTCGGAAAATGAAGAGACAGAAGAAGTTTCACAATCAGCCGACTTCTAAATTTAAATCAAAGCTTGAGGAAGATTTTAATAATTATCTAGTTAAACAGAATATTAAATTCGGTTATGAAGATTATAAAGTTTCTTACCTCAAGCCAGAAAAACCATCTACCTACACTCCAGATTTTAATTGTCCTGCAACAGATACATTTAGAATTATACTTGAAACTAAAGGACAATTCTTAACATCTGATAGGAAGAAACATTTATTAATTAAACAACAACATCCAGATTTAGATATTAGATTTGTCTTCTCCAATTCAAAAACAAAAATTGGAAAGAAATCTAAAACAACTTATGGCAAGTGGTGTGAACTTAAAGGGTTCAAATATCACTGCATTTATTCAACAAAAAAATTCTTACCAGAAGAATGGTTAAAAGAAATTCAACAACAACAAGCAGGTTTTTAATATGAGTAGAAAAACAACAGATTATTTTATTATACATTGTTCAGCAACTAAGCCTTCAATGGATATTGGTTTTGAAGAAATAAACCGATGGCATAAGGAAAGAGGTTGGTTGAGCTGTGGCTATCATTTTATCATTAGAAGAAATGGTGTCATTGAAGATGGCAGAACAACTGATGCAGTTGGTGCACATTGTAGAGGTTATAACCATAACTCTATTGGTATCTGCATGGTAGGTGGTGTAGCAGAAGATGATGTTTCAATTGCTGATGCTAATTACACTGGTGAACAATGGACAAGTCTTAAAAGATTAATTGAAGAATTACATAAAACATATCCAGACGCACAAGTAAAAGGTCACAATAATTTTTCAGATAAACATTGTCCTTCATTTGATGTGGATGAATACGCAAAGACAGAGTTCTTATGGGTGGAAGGAGATTATCTTCCAGATGATGAACGAGACGAGTAGTGAATTTGTAAGACACGAACCTTGTCCTAATTGTCAATCAAGAGATAACCTAGCGAGGTACTCTGATGGACATGGATATTGTTTCGGATGTGAATACAGAGAGCCAGCAAATGGTGAAGTAAACGAATTTACAAACATAGAAAAAAAATCAGATATGATTACAGGCGAAGTGAGAGCATTATCAAAAAGACAAATTGATTTTGATACTTGCAAATTTTTTAATTATCAAATTGGTGAGTACAATGGAAAGCCAGTTCAGATAGCTCCATACTATAACTCTAATTATCAGGTCGTTGCTCAACACATTCGGTTTCCCAACAAAGATTTTATTTGGTTGGGAGACATGAATGAAGTTGGTTTATTTGGTCAGCATAAATGGAAGGGCAGTCAAAAGATGATTACAATTACCGAAGGTGAAATTGATTGTATGTCAGTTTCAAAAGTACAAGGTAACAAATGGCCAGTCGTTTCAGTTCCATCTGGAGCAAAGTCAGCAAAGAAATATATTAAAAAGAATTTAGAATATTTAGAAAGTTTTGAGAATGTAGTTTTTATGTTCGATAATGATGAAGCAGGTAATCAAGCTTCAATCGAATGTGCCAAACTTTTTAGTCCAAAAAAAGCTCTTATCTCCAAGTTGCCTATGAAGGATGCCAACGAAATGTTGGTATCCAACAGAGGTAAAGATATTATTCATCATATCTGGAACGCAAAGCCATATACTCCAGAAGGAATAATAGCAGGTACAGATACTTGGGAATTATTAATTCAAGATGATAGCAAGGAAAGTACACCTTATCCATTTGCAGGTTTAAATAATAAATGCAGAGGAATTAGAAAAGGTGAAATAGTTTTATTAACTGCTGGTAGTGGTACAGGTAAATCACAATTAGCTAGAGAATTAGCCTATGATTTAATTACAAAAGATAAAACAGTTGGCTACATAGCTTTAGAAGAAAGTGTAGCTAGAAGTGTAAGAGGATTGGCTAGTATCCATTTAAATAAAAAAGTTCATGAAGAAGAAATTAGAAAATTAATTCCACAAGAAGAATTAAAAAATGCTTGGGATATAATTAAATCTAAATCATATTTTCATAAACACTTTGGTTCAACAGACAGTGAAAACTTAATGTCTAAAATTAGATATTTAGTTAGAGGCTGTGATTGTGATTATATTATTTTAGACCATATCAATATGGTGGTCTCTGGCCTGGAAGGTGATGAAAGAAAACTAATTGATTACACAATGACAAAGTTAAGAACTTTAGTTGAAGAGTTAAACTTTGGTTTAATTTTAATTTGTCATTTAAAAAGAATTGAAGGCAAGTCTGGACATGAAGAAGGAGCAATAACTTCTTTAAGTCATTTAAGAGGAAGTCATGCTTTAGCACAGCTCACAGATATTTGTATTGGGTTAGAACGAAATCAACAATCAGAGGAAACTCAAGACTTACTTACAGTTAGAGTTTTAAAAAATAGATACACAGGAGATACAGGTGTTGCATGTTCACTTCACTATAACAGACAAACTGGAAGATTGTCTGAAGGTGATTTTACAGATGTCTAATGAAAAACAAATTGATGATGTCCTTCGTGAGTTTATTGAACAGGACACAGAGTTTGCATATTTAGATGATGATGACAAAATATATATGTACTCAACATTAAAAAAAATTTTAAAATTAGTTCATCTAGTTTTAAAATATCCTAATGTAAGTCCAATACTTTTTGTTCATACACCAAAGACAAAACAAATTTTGGAAGACGCATTTTTTCATGTGGCTCCAATTATTCCAACAATCCTAAATATAAAAATAGAAGTAATGCAGTAAAATTATGAGAGTAATATTTGATATTGAAACAAATGGTTTCTTATCAGATGCAACCAAAATACATTCAATTGTAATTAAAGATATAGATACCAAGAAAGTCTATTCATATCATACAGACCAGATTGGTAGAGGTTTATATATTTTAAGTGGCGCTAGCTTATTAGTTGGTCACAATATTTTGAAATTTGATTTACCAGTTATAAACAAATTATATCCTGAATATAAAATTGAAGGTGAAGTGTTTGACACTTTATTGGTTAGCAGACTGATATGGACTAATAGAAAAGAATTAGACTTTCAAATGAAAGAACTACCATTGAATATGGCAGGCAGACATTCATTAGAAAGTTGGGGTTACAGACTAGGCTTAAGAAAAGGTGAGTTTGCTAAAACAAATTCATTTGAAGAATGGTCTGAAGAAATGCAAAAGTATTGCGAACTAGATGTAGAAGTTACTTATGAATTTTGGAAATTAATTCAAAAACAAAAGTATTCTCCAGAGGCAATTAAATTAGAACACGACTTTGCCAGATGTATAAATCTGCAAGAAGCACATGGATTTCACTTCGATGTGGCTTCTGCAAAGAAGCTGTATGCCTCACTTGCAAACAGAAGGTTGGAGCTAGAGAAATCTTTAGTTTCAACCTTCCCAAACTGGAAGAAATATATTGGCACCTTTATTCCTAAAAGAGATAACAAAACTTTAGGATATAAAAAAGGTGTACCTATTAAGAAATATCAAGAACTAACTTTCAATCCTAATTCAAGAGACCATATTGCTGATAGGTTAATGAACAAAGGTTGGAAACCAAAAGAGTTTACACCAGATGGAAAGCCTAAAGTAGATGAAAATGTTTTATCTAATTTAGAATATCCAGAAGCAAAATTATTAGCTGAACATTTTTTAATTCAAAAAAGAATTGGACAATTAGCAGAAGGAAATAATGCCTGGTTAAAATTACAACAAGATGGAAAAATTTATGGAAGCGTTATCACGAATGGTGCAAACACTGGGAGGTGCACTCACCAAAAACCTAATGTTGCACAAACACCTTCAGTTGGCGTTCCTTATGGTAAAGAATGTAGGTCTCTATTTATTGTTCCTAATGGTTTTCGTCTTATTGGCTGTGATGCTAGTGGTCTTGAACTTCGTTGTCTTGCTCATTATCTCGGTGCTTTCGATGAAGGTAGTTTTGCGAAGCAATTACTCAATGGGGATATTCATGCCTACAATCAAAAACAGATTGGCTTACCATCAAGAGATTTGGCGAAGAGGGTCATATATGGCATCATCTATGGTATCGGAGATACAAGGCTTGGTTCGGTTATTGGAAAAAGCTCCAACGAAGGAAAAAGAATAAAAGCAAAATTATTTGAAGCTTTACCTGCATTAAAAAGATTAAGAGATAATGTTATTATTGCAGTAAGAAATAAAAAATATTTATTAGGTTTAGACAAAAGAAAATTAATTCCAAGGTCTGAACATTCAAGTTTAAATTTATTAATTCAAAGTGCAGGTGCATTGTTAATAAAACAAGCAACTGTAATTTTACATAACAAATTAAAGGAAAAAAATTATGATGAGAATATCTGTGCTATGGTTGCTCATATTCATGATGAGCTACAGTTACAGTGCAAGTCTGATTATGTTGATGAAGTAGGACAGCTTGCTGTTCAATCAATTAAAGATGCAGGAACTCATTTTAATTTTAGATGTCCTTTGGATGCAGAATATAAAGTAGGAAACAGTTGGGCTGATACCCATTAACTGGTGCCCTCGGCCAGACTCGAACTGGCACTCCGCAAGCGGCAAGGATTTTCATACCACTATAGCTTTCGCTACACTTTCGTTTTGTGGTCTGGACTATATCTTCTCCATTTTAAAGGAGCCTGCTGTCTAGTCTCTACACCTTACAACTCATGTTGTCTTGGCTCGGTATTAGCAGTTAAGCCTTCACCGAATTTAACAAGTTCTACTTCCAGGCTTTCGTCTGGAGCACTCAAATTTGTGCAATTAAGTCCTTTGTGTCTACCAATTTCACCACGAGGGCACAGCAAGTCTTTTACAAAAAATATTTATGTTTAACAACAACAAAGATTTCGATTTTGATTTAGCTAGAGGAGTTCAATCTGAACATTCATTAGCTCAAATACTAGGCTTAAGTAAGGATAAAGTCGAAGTTAAATCTGAATTTGGTTTCTGGCAGAAGTCTGGAAATATTTGTATTGAGCTTGCTTACAAAGGAAAACCCAGTGGGTTGCGTACAACAAAAGCAAAATATTGGGCTCACAGATTTATGTTCAATCAAGATGTTTGTATTGGACAATGGATAGTACCAGTTACAGCATTAAAACAAATCGTCAGAATTTTTATTAAAGAAAACAAAAATCGTAAATCACAAATTATTAGGATGCTTGGAGACAACTATCAATCCAGGTGTGTCTTAATTCCAATGTCAGAATTTTTAAACCTATGGAGAAAAGTTGAAATCAAAAACTAAATTACCAACAATAAATAAAAATAATTTTCCATATAAATTTTATTTAGCGTATTGGATTGATACCAACTCTACATCTACTTGGGAAAATTTAGAAAGTATAAAAAGAAATGTACCTAGCATTTGTATCACTACAGGCTGGCTAGTTTCTACAAATAACAACTCACACACTTTTGTAGGTGATGTGGGTTTCAATGATGATGGTTCCATAAATGAATGTGGGAATACCACCTGCATACCATCACAAAACATAATCAAACTTAAAAGGATAAAAATATGATGTTAAGACAAATAGAAAAAGAGACAAGAACTCTGGTAGTTGATGGCTCTATATTTGTTTACAGAATAGCATCAGCAATTGAAGAAGCCACAGAGTGGGAAAGTGATATGTGGACTTTACATGCAGACGCTAAACTTGGTAAAGAAATATTAGTTAAGTCATTAGAAAATTATAAGAAGAAATTAAATTGTAATAAAATTATTATTGCAGAAGATGATAAAGATAATTTTAGAATTAATTTATTTCCTCAATATAAATCACATAGAAAAAAAATTAGAAAACCTATTATTGTAAAACCTCTTAAGGAATACCTAAAAAAGAATTATGAATGTGTGTCTTTACCTAATTTAGAAGGTGATGATGTATGTGGAATAATAGCAACTAAGCCAGAAAATAAGAATAAGATTGTAGTTTTATCAGGCGATAAAGACATGAGAACTATTCCTGGTATTCATCATTTTTTACATGATGACAGTACCGAAATAGTTGATGAAAAAACAGCTAACTATAACTTTATGTATCAAACATTAGTTGGCGATATGACAGATAATTTTGGGGGATGTCCTACAGTTGGAGGCGTTAAAGCTTCTAGGGTTTTAGCCAATAAAAAAGACTTACCAGAAATGTGGGAAGCAGTTTTAGCTGAATATAAAAGACAAAAATTAGATGAAGAATATGCACTAACGCAAGCAAGGTTAGCAAGAATATTAAGAGCATCTGATTGGAACAACGAAACAAAGGAGCCAATACTATGGAAGATATAATCAGAGATATACTTTTAATTATTACAGGAGGCTTAATTACTGTGATGTTTTATTTGTTTAATGAATTTAAAAAACAGAATGAACAAAGAAGATGGGAACAATGGTTAAGAGACAGAAACAAAAGATGACACATAAAGACATTTTTGAAAGTTTAAAATACCAAGAAGGTGGTGACCATTATTCTAAGATGAAGGTGCAACCTGCTTACTTTATAAACGAAAACAATCTGCCATTCGCTGAAGGTAATGCCATCAAATACATATGCAGACACAAACATAAAGGTGGTGAAGAGGATATTAAAAAGGCAATTCATTACTTAAAAATGATTTTAGAGAGAGATTATTCCTAACAAACAAAAGGACACTTTAGATATATGCAAACAAAACAAGTTAAACTTCCAGTAATTACTGATGAATTATTAGAAGCTTTAGACAATTTATTTCCAGAGAAAACTCCAGAAATTAATATGGAACCGAAGGAAATGTATTTTAGAATTGGACAAAGAAGTGTTGTCCGATTTTTGCATCAAAAACAAAAAGAGCAATCAGAAAACATAATGGAGAAAAAATAATATGTGTGTTTCAATTAAACCACCTAGTCCTCCACCTATGCCAGACCCAGCGCCAATTGCGCCACCTCCAGTAACTCAAAATACTCAAGGAAGTGCAAGACCTGCTGGATACTCTGAAGCTGATGGTAGAAATAAAAATATAGCTACTTCAGCAGATAGGAAGAGAACAGGTTCATCAAGCTTAAGAATACCTATTGTTGGTGGATTATAATAAATGGAAAACTATCCAAGTGGTTCAATGAACCAAGGTGATACTTTAGAAAGTAGATATAATTCTAAAGCTCAAGAAAGAGAAATGTATCTTGAGAGAGCAAGAGATTGTTCAGAATTAACTATTCCTACACTAATACCAGAAAGTGGTTCTACTTATGCAGAAGAATTTCAGACTACCTATCAAGGTATCGGAGCCAGAGGTGTTAATAATTTAGCGTCTAAACTATTACTTTCCTTATTACCACCTAACTCCCCATTCTTTAGATTAGCTATAGATACCTTTGCAGTTAAAGAAATTGAAGAAGATGACAATTTAAAAACTCAAATTGATAGTGGATTAGTTCAAATAGAGAAAGCTGTCATGGATGATATTGAAATGTCCAATGATAGAGTTGCTGTATTTGAAGCATTAAAACATCTAATTGTTGGTGGAAATACATTATTATTTGTAGCTAAAGAAGGTTTAAGAGTTTTCCCATTATCTAATTATGTAATTCAAAGAGACCCAATGGGTAATGTTTTAGAAATAATTACCAAAGAAAGTATTCACTATTCAGCATTACCAGAGCATATTCATGAATTAATTAAAAACCAACAGAGAGATTATAAAACTGATGGCACTTGTGATTTATATACTTGTGTCAAAAGAACTGATGGTAAATTTGTAGTTCACCAAGAAGTTAAAGGATTAAAAATTCCAGAAAGTTATGGTGAATATAAATTAGATAACTCTCCATACATTCCATTAAGAATGATTAGAGTTGATAGTGAAAGTTATGGAAGAAGTTATGTTGAAGAATATCTTGGTGATTTAATATCATTAGAAGGTTTAACAAAAGCTATTGTAGAAGGTTCTTCTGCATCAGCTAAAACATTATTCATGGTGGCTCCTAATGGAACTACTAGAGCAAAAGCATTAGCTGAAAGTGAAAATGGTGCAATCATTGAAGGAAATGCAAGCGATGTATCAGTATTACAAGTAGGTAAGTTTCCAGATTTTAGAGTGGCTCAAGAAACAATGATGAAGATTGAGCAAAGATTATCATACGCATTTTTATTAAATGCTTCAGTTATTAGAGATAGTGAAAGAACTACTGCTGAAGAAGTAAGAATGACAGCACAAGAACTACAAGATAGTTTAGGTGGTATTTATGGAATTTTATCTCAAGAATTTCAATTACCATTTGTTAGAAGAAAATTATCAGTATTAAATAAAACTAAAAAATTACCACAACTTCCAAAAGGAATTGTATTTCCAAAAGTAATAACTGGAATAGAAGCTTTAGGAAGAACTACAGATAGAAATAGATTAATTCAATTTTTACAAACATTAGCAGGAACACTTGGTGGTGAAAGTATTGCTAAATATGTAAATGTTACTGAAGCAATCAAAAGATTAGCTACAGCAGATGGTATAGAGACAAAAGGATTAATTAGAACTGAAGAAGAATTACAGGCTGAAGCTCAAGCTCAACAACAAGCTATGATGGATGAGCAACAACAGACAGCATTGTTAAACGCAGGTGAGAAAATTGCAGGTAACATACCTCCTAAATCATTGGGAGAAACAATATATCAACAACAACAACAATCAGAATAAGGAGTAATAAATGGTTGAAACAGTTACAGTAAATACTGAAGACAATAATCCTTCGTTAGAAGAACAATCACAACAACAAGATGCTAACTCACAGAGTACATCAGAAGCTCAAACAACAGAGACTTCTAGTGAGAGACCTGGATGGCTTCCAGAAAAATTTGCTAACGCAGAAGAACTAGCAAAAGCTTATGGTGAACTTGAAAAAAGAATGTCAAGCAAACCACAAGAACCTGCTAAAACTGAAGACTTAAATATAAAACAAACAGAGACTAAATCTGGTCAATTAGATAAGTTTTATAATGAGTATGCTGAAAAAGGTGAACTATCAGAAAATAGTTATACTGAATTAGCTAATATAGGTTTAACCAGAGATGTAGTAGATAACTATATAACTGGCCAACAAGCATTAGCAGAGCAAAAAGCAAATTCAATAATGTCTACAGTTGGTGGTAGAGAAGAATATGGAGCCATGATTGATTGGGCTTCTAAAAACTTATCATCACAAGAAATAAAAGCTTTTAACAATACAATTGATAATGGCAGTTTAGAACAAGCACAATTAGCAATAGCTGGTGTTCAAGCTAAATTTAATCAAAACAATACTGAACCTAATTTATTTAGTGGAACTAAAGCAGACAGTAATGTTGGCTATAGGTCAGTAGGGGAAATGTTAAGAGACATTAACGACCCAAGATATTCTACAGATAGTGCTTTTAGAGCTGATGTAGAAAACAAAGTTAAATTATCAAACGCATTATAACACCTATTTAGGTGGGAAGGAGAACCATGTCATTAGTAAGAAACATAAATAAAAGACGAAAAGCTGGCACTTCAAGAAGTAAGAAGAACAGCACAGTTAGTCCGAAGGCCTACAAAGCTATGAAGAATAATTGGAAGAAAAAATAAATGTTAAATTTTGTTTTGCCTTTATTAAAAAATCCATTTGCTAAAATCCTGGTCGATAAGACTGTTGGAGCAATACAGCATAAGATGGATAAAGATAAAATAATAAGGGCAAAAGAAATTGAAGCAGAACAAAATGTTTCATTAGAACAAATAAGAAGTTCTAAAGGTTCAATTAAAGATGAGATATTAACTATTAAAATAACTTTAATCTTTATTGCTTTATTTATTCCATACACACAGCCATGGATGGAGAAAGGTTTTGAGATATTAAAAAATGCACCAACTGAATTTTGGTGGGCTGTACTCATAGTTTACTCTGGTAGCTTCGGTCTATCCACTGTAAATAAAATAAGAAATAAATGACCACAATAACTTATTTCTTTTTAATAATTTATTGGTCATTAATCATAACAAGCTCATTCACTCTTCTTTAAGAGGAGTGAGCCTCACAAAGATAAAAATTGCCTCGAATGTTTATTTGCGAATAAACAGTAAGAGATAACTCTTTGAAGTATGTGCAGGAACTAAAAACAAACCAAACATAAT